TAAAGAGATGCGTCTTCTAATCCAGCTGTTCTAAGTTTAACAATGTTTGATAATTGCCATTGTTTAATGTCTAATGCTTTGATAATGCCTAACCACTTGTTGCGTAGAAGAGCAAAGTCATTGATAATTTTTTCAAAGTCTACCACGTCAGCTTCGCCTTCTACAAACTTTTCACAGTCTCTAGAGCTTAACTGACGTTGGTAGTTTTCAAGATATTTACGGAAGTGTTGACTACGAAGTCTACGAAGTTCAATATTAAGATATTCTAAAATACCTTCAATTTCTTGAAGTTGGTTAAATCGATTCTCTACAATGCCGGGCATTTGCGCAGAGGCCTTCTCGATGTTTCCCGCTACGCGGACATCTTGTTTTGCTTGAATTAATTCAGCTTCATAATAAGCCACAGCATCAGGAATGTTTGAAATATCCTTAGAGACTCGATCATACCAATTCATTTATTCCTCATCTTCGTCGTAGTAATCTTCTTCTACGTCGTCTTCAACTTCTTCACCATCAATACTGTACTCGATCGCAGTATCTAAATATGGGTCAACTCCTAAAAGGCTTTCAAGAGTAGATTCTTTGATACCATAATCCAATAGTGTATTAACAAAGTCGGCAGCTAAGTCTTTTCTGTGTTTCTCTGGAATATGTTCAATAACCAATGTCCAGATATCAGCAATTAAATCGTCTTTCATTCGTTGACCTCCAAGTCTGATTCAACTGTAGTAGTTATCTCAGAAGTGGAAATTTCACCGTGTTTTGAAATGTCTGCCATTGCAATATCCAATCCATCTTTCTCATTCTTTTCCCATGCCTTGCGGAATTGTTTGATGATTTCGCCGTCCTTGGTAGTGTAGACAAGACTGTTTCCTTCTTTCTTAAGCAGACCTTTAGCTTCAAACAGATCGACTAATCCACTATAAGGACTCATACCTGTTTCGTAAGGAATCTCCACCTGTACACTTTCAAACGGCTTTGCATAACGAGTCTTCATGATCTTACAGGCAGCACGAATGCCTTGTACTGTAGTGGTCTTGTTGCCGTCTGCATCAAGTTTCAGTTTTAATTTACGCATAGCAACCACAATGGAACTTGCGTAGATGAAACCTTGTCCGCCACTGATCTTGTCATCGGGATCAAACATATCCTGACTAGCGTATGTGTGATTGGTACATACCATACCAATATTATAAGCGCCAAACATATTAACACAATTACGAACAAGTGCTGTTAATGCTTTAGGCTTACGACCCATGTCACCTTTCAAGTCACCTGCTTGGAACTGATTAATGTCAGTTGGCGTTAACAACATACCCAACGAATCAATAATGAATAGTACCTTAGGACGATCTGCCTCATCCATAGTTTTGTATTCTGCAATAAATTCTGTAATAGTTTTTGCCACGTCGTCAATCATGGCCATGTTAAGTTTCAACAACTTTTCTGGACTTGTATCTACACCAAGTGCGTGTAGCCATGCTTCGTCGAGTGCGTTTTCAGTATCAATCAAAATAGGATAGATACCAGCTTGCTGTGCGTTCTTTACTAGGTTGCCTGAACAGATAAACGATTTACCTGCACCTGATTCACCAGCAAATACAGTGACCTTGCCCAGAGGAATACCTCTATTAAAGTCTCCGCTGATAAGATAGTTTAATGCGTAGTTGTTTGTACTAACCCAATCAGTTGGGTCGTTAAAGCCAATACTAAGTCCATCGATACTCTTAGTTATTGACTTTCTAAATTTAGAAATATCAAATGCTTTTGCCATATTATTATGCCTTATTGAAAAAAGAGTGCGAGATTGACCCGCACTCTATGTTTAGCTAAATTACTTCTGACGGTTGCGAATCATGGCAAGGATGTCTTGCGCACGACTTGCACCTTCAGTTGAAGCTGCTGGCGCCGCTGCCGTAGGCTTGGCTACCGGAGCAGGCTCCTCATCAAAATCTTCACTGGCTTTAGCAGCCGGTGTTGATGTATTAGCTGTTGCACGATGTGGATCACCTGTTGCGGCTCCCATACCTGCTGGCTTAAAATATTGACCCCAACGATCCATGTCATATGCTTCACCGTCAACTGACGCTTCAAACATTTCTTTCATGACCTTGAGTTCAACGTCAGTTGGCTTCTTGGGCAAGAAGTCTGACAGATTGTGCAGTTGATGTGCCTCTAATGCTGCCGCTTCAACTTCGGTCAATGAACGCTCACGACGGCTCCACTTTGATGTAGAATAATCAGCAAAGCCACCTTTCGATGTCTTGGCAATACGGAAGTCTACACCCTTGAGGTAGTCAGTTGGCAATTCTTCCAACTCTGGATCCATCAAAGCTGAACGAATGATTTGATAAATCTGTGGACCGATAATGAATCGACGGATTGGATTTTCTGGTTTCTTATCTTCACCGATTGGATCTTCAACAACGAAGCCTTGGAAAATGTATGAACGCTTCTTCCAGTACTTGCGACCCATTTCTTCCAAACTCTTATCCTTGAACCAGCCACGTACTTCTGAAAGGATAGGACAAACTGAACCGTCGTTGTACATTTCCACGCAAGGTACTTGTACCTGCACTGGACGACTGTCTGTTTCACCTTTGATGCCTGCGAACGGCAATTTGATCATTGCACGTTCTACCCAGAAAAACGTATTGGCTGAGTTGCCATCGGGTAGCAAACGGATAACCGCTTCCTTGCCTTCTTGCATGTTCCAATGTGGGTAAATTGCGTTGTCTCCACCGCCGGTGGATTGTCCTGTGGACTTTGATTGTGCTTCTTGAAGTTTCGCACGGATTTCTGCTAATGTAGCCATTTTATATGCCTCCTATGTTATGCCTAAAATGTTTATATGCCTTATGCACATGTATTATTATGCGCTTTTTATTTATCAAGGTCAATGATTATCTGCTATTTTTTTAATATTATTTTGCCAAAAGAAAAAAGTGGGTCATGCCCACTTTTCTCTATATGCTGCCATTGCTCTTTGTCTAGCTAGCCACAATCTAAATTTTACATAATCTGATAAATCATCGTCTTCAACAAGTTTACCAAATGTATGTGATCTTAGATTGCGTCCAAATGTAATTTCATCATCAACGACAAAACTATCACTGTCTTCTAGATCTCGATTACTTAGCGGCTGGCTTTGCGTCTGCTTTAGGTGCGTCTTTCTTAGCAGGCTCACTTTTGGCAGGCTTTTTCTCGTCCTTTTTGGCTTCTGCCTTAGCTGGTGCAGTAGCACTTGCTGCTGGTGCTGCTGGCTTAACTTCTTCTTTCTTAGCAGCAGGTGCCTGGGCAAATGCTGATACTGCAAACAATGATGCTACTACGATTGCGATTGCTGATTTCATTTTAAAGTTTCCTTTATGTTATACGCAAAGAATTGTCCCTGCGTATATATATAACGCTGTAGCCTACAATTCCGTTGACAACTGATTTAGCCAAAAGAAAGGGCACCTAAGTGCCCAATCTAATAGAGTTAACTAGACTCTAACTGCTACGAACAATCTTAATAGCCTGCAAGTTCCCTAATACGAGCCAATTCTGCAATCTGTGGATCTTGTTGTTGTGGTGCCATTCTTTCTACCATTTTGCGAGCAATCATTTCTGCCTGTTCACCAAACTTCTTGCCTACCATAATAGAAACGCCTTCTGGACCTTTAGGGAATGTTCCTGATTCACGATCATAAAAACTGTGAATAAATTCTGCAAGTTCTTGTACATTCATTGCCTTCTTTATACCTTGCTGTGCTAGATGTTTAGCCTTAGAATACTCTTGACCATGCTTACCAGGTGTCACTGGCTTGCTTGGTGTTGGATCCGGATCAAATGGGGGATCATCATCTTTTTCACCGGGTTCATTATCAGCTTCGCCCATTCCTAATTCTTGTTTTCTACGTGCTAGGCCTGCTGAGCTTGTTGGAGATTTAGTTTTTTCATCTTCTAGATCCTTTAGAGTCATTGGATCTTCGCCTTTTTGTTTACGTAGATATGCTGGAACATCACTTTTGTTAGGACCGTCTGCTGCTTCTTGAGGTAATTCCTCGCCTTCTGGCGGTTGTTCACCGGCCGGCTCTTCTTCTTGGAAGTCGCCAAAGTCTAGGCCTTCAAGTGCCTCTGGCACATTAGATTCTAACCAATCTTTGACTAGTCCTCTAACATCTGCATCTGGATCCAATTTTGCTGCTTCTTTAATCTCTTTGAATAGTGTAGGATCTTCAATGATGCCTTTTAGACTTTCAATGGCATTACTACCGTCGACTCCAACGGAAAATGCTTGTCCTACTAGTTCTTGTAATTCTTGTTTTGCTGTCTGTTGTTCTTCTGGATCTTGACTAGCAATAGCAGAATCTTCGCCTAACCCCATAACCCAAGATTCAAAACGATCAAACTCTGAATGTTCTTCGAGTTCTAATTGTTCGTCGGTTCCTTGTGTTGCAGTTGTCATTGCGACTATGTCGTCATAGCCTATGTCGCTTTCTTTCATTAGTCTATACAAGACTGGGAACACATTTTTAATATCTTCTTTGAAGTTTCTAACTGTGAATTTTTCTGTAAACTCTTCTACAAATTCTTGTGGAACTTCTTCTTGTGGCTGTGCCTGGAATGATTCACGATATTGTTCGTAATGACTTTGCTTGCTCATTGCCTTGATTTGTTCACGCAATTTGTTTAATTGCTCTGCTGATCTTTCTACAACATTATTAGTTTCTGAATTCATTAAGTCATTACGCACAACATAATTGCCAAAGCTCTTTAGTTGAGCAATTTCTTCACTCATGTTGATAATACTTTTGCCAAGATCGTCGTAAGGAACACCACCGTTGGCCACATGTCTCTGCATTGCACGAGCGCCTGCTAGGTGAATGAACGGATACTTAAAACGTTCACCGTCTTGATTTTCCACAAACAGTCCAGAAATGTTTCTGCTTCTAGCACCGGGTGCTGCATCATCCATAACTGCTTGACTGTGTTTGATAATTAGACGTGTATCCATTAACTTTTGATAACTAACGGTCTTTGATCCGTATAGTGCGCTTTCACTCATAATGCTTTCTCCAACAGGTTTAACCACTGTGTTTGGTTGTTCTTTAGGTTGATTGTTTTGACTTAGAAATTCATAATCTCGTTGATCTAGATTATCTTTAGCAATATCTCTAGTGTCAAACGCCATTAGTCTACGCTTGGCAAACTGTCTTAACTCTTTTAAAAATCCGTACCAATTTGTTTTTTGATTGCCGTCCATTGACTCTGTAATTCCTGTAGAGAAATATACCTTCAGTGAACTTTGTTCTGCTAGGCTAATACTAACATGTCCAATGGCTGTTTCACCTTCCATATAATCAAAATCAAAGAAGCGAGCATCCTCGGGATTGATAGTGATAGCGCCGCTACTATCGCCTAATTTTAGGCCTTTGAAGCGGCTTCTAATTTTATAGAATAAATCGGTGGCTATATTGTTTGTTGCGTCCATAGTTATATTTATCAAAAACCACTAGACACAAATATCGGCATTGGCATTTGATCTTCGGTTATTTTTTCTGTCATTTTTTCGTAGATCTTGGGATCCCAGTCTGATAATATGCCAGCCATTCTTATGATTAGTAGCATAGCACTTACTAGGTCGTCGTGTTCGCCTGTTTTTGCGCCAAATCCTACTCCGTGTGCTACGAACGTCTTTAATTCAGAAATTAAGGGTTTACTAGAAATTTTCATTTTTCCTGTTTCTAACATGTGTTTAACCTGGCTACAAGCAGTGATTTTTGACTTGTGAGTAGTATTAAATCCTTTTCTGAATTTGCGTACATGACCCTTACGAATCGGCTCAGAAAGGAATAAACCTGGAAAATTCTCTTCACCTATGTTATTGATCACAATTAGAGCAGCTTCACCTAGAGTGTTATTTTCCACCGAATAGTATAGTTGAGGAGCACTGCCTTTTTCCATACCACGGTCTTGAATGTACTTGCATATTTCTCGTAGATGTTTAACCTGTGCTTGTATAGGAGTTAGATTATGTCGCCACTCTGCTACCTGTTCCATACTAGGCATTTCAAATACTTGAATAGCACCATAGTCTCCACCTGTGCCTAAGCTAGGATCTAACGACACTAGGTATGTTGCCCTAGGATCAATGTCTTTGTACCAGCGGGTTTGACCCATGGTCATTATAGGATCAATACCTTTCATTTCTGCAAGACGTACTGCGTTGATTAGCGTTTCGTCAAAAATCAAGAACTCGCAATCAAACTCACGGCGGAAACGTTCTTCACCAATCTTACTACGCTCAGTTTGTGCCCATTTGTCATCGCGGTCTGGATGCTCTGCCCAATGTGCAAAGAACGAAGCAAATCCGTTTTGACCTAATTTTTGTTCGTTGCCAAACTCATCAAACTTCTTATTAGCTTCTGTCCAAATAAGCGCAAACTGATCTTCATCACTGTTTGGGGTTGATGTAATAATACACTTACCACCTGTTGATAATGTAGGTGATAGTGCAGTCCAGAACTCTTTGGCTTTTTCTGGTGGTTGCACAAACGCAAACTCGTCACAATAAATTAACGAAAGAGATTTACCACGACCTGTATTTTCTGTAGTAGTTGTTGCCTGTATACGTGCGCCATTATCATATTCAATGGTGTTTCTATTATAACTGTGTACCCCAGCACGAATAAAGTCGGGCAAGTTTTCATAACCATATCGATAGCGGTTCATAATATCTTGCGCACCTTCATACTTGTGAGCAGCAATTAACACCTGTGCTTCTGGAATAAACATTGTATACCATAATAGATAACCAGTAGCACACGTGGTCTTGCCCATCTGTCTAGGCAACATGGCAATACACTGTTTATTATTGTGATAAGATTCAATTAGACGTTCTTGATATTCATAGGGCTCAAAGGGAATTGAACCTCGAACAGGATGTTGAATTTTTAAAAAGTTTTTACAAAAATACAATGGACCAGTTATAGGATCCATGCAGGCTTCAAGATGCTTGACTTCCTCTAGGGTATACCTTTGAGGAGCATGAGCTTTCTTAATTAATACGCCATCTAATGATTTTGACATAGTGTTATTTACATAAAAAAAGCACCCCGAAGGATGCTTTTTGGTATTGCTGTAAACTAATTATTTTTTCAAACGGCCGTCTTTTTCAGCAGACTTCAACATGGCTGCACGATCTGCATAGCTACCACGCTTGACATCTTTGGCAGCATCTTTTTCACCTTGTGTAGGATTCTTAACATGCTTTAAAGGGTCAAACTTAGCTTCTGCTAAACGAGCACGTAGTTCTTCTTTGATACTAGCACGTAGTTCTTCTTTGCTTTCGTAAGCGCCAGCAGCCATAGGATTGTCGCCACGATATGGTTTACCGCTAAAACTTTTCTTTGGCTTGTTTAAGTCGTCGCCGTCTGGAATAGCAGCATCCATGCCGCGATATTCTTGATCTGGTGCGTCAGTAGGAGCATTACCAAATGCTTCTTCCTTGTCTTTCTTGCCATCTTTTTCGTCGTCTTTTTCCATGTCGTGATCGTCCATGTCATGATCGCCGTCGCCGTCACGATCGCCCATAGACTTTTGAATAGAGTCAATGCCTTTATCGTCACGGTCTAGATCACCCATTGGAGGCATATTGTCTGCATCCATGTCACTAGGACCACCCATGTTATCTGCATCAGGTTCACTGTGAGGTTCTTTTTTGTCTAAGTCAGGCAACATTTTTAATGGACCTGAATCTAGATTGCCTAGATCACCTATACCTGGCATTGGTGGTTTGATACTCATAATACTAGGTTCTGCACTAATTGGAGGCATCGCCATTGGTGCTGGTTGATTAATCATGTCTGGATTGACTTTGGTCATCAACTTCATTAATTCAGCAATGTTGTCCATGCCCTGTGCATTGAGGTTCACGCTCATGCTTGGAGGCGGCTCATCTGGTTTAGAAGGAATAGTTGGAGCAGGCATTCCCATAGGATCTCCGCAAGCTTCTACTGCTGGTTGGTCAAGCTCGCGCATTCTTTGCATTAATTCATTGAAATTCATATTAACTCCCTAAGGCGCTTTTTACGCCTGTCTTATCAGTTTTGGCCTTAGGCAGTTTATACTCTGACTGACCGTTGTCTTTCTTTTGTTGTTTAGCAACTTTGCTTAAATCTTTTAAGAAGCTCTTGTTAAAGTCATCTCCAAAGAAATCTTTGTGTTTGACATTAGCGGCTTCCTTATACTGACTGTCTGTTAATAACCCGTCAGCGTTTAAAATTTCTGTTTCACCTTGATCAGTTTCGGAAGATTCGTTGCTGCCTCTTACTCTAAAACAAGTTTCATCTAAGCCCATGCTCTTGATATCACTACTGATTTCAGGACCTGTAATTGGGTATTCGCAAGCAACTTCAAATACGTGAACTTCACAGTTCTTCATGGTTGGAAAATCCATGGGCACTGCCTGGATTGGTGTTGTACTGATTTTTTCCATTTTCATAACTTTACATCTTTCTAGAGATGTTTTCAAGTTTGATTGGAAATCTTCGGGCAAATCACCAGCAACTTTAATCTTAAAGCTGTATGATTTTTTACCCTCGGCAAGATATTCTTTGAAAGTTTTCATAGTAGTATTTATGCTTTTCCGCTTAATTTTTTAATAAGATCGTTTCGATCAGTTATTACGTAGCCAACACCGTTAAGAACATCATTTGGATCTTCGTTATTGTCTTTATCTATCTTGTACTTTTTAAGCTGTAGATCTACAGCCTTTAGTTTTTTTTCAATCTTATTGGTTTTTGCAGTAATTGCATGTCCAAGCATTGAACTTGCAACTTCAAAAATTCGACTGCTATATCGTACTTCTACATTCATACCCAGATCCATTAGATCGTCATAGGCTTGTTCGGCTTTTGAAGCTAGATTTTCTAACTCGTTATCATCTAGATCGTCAAGCTCTTTGATCTGTGGCAGTCCGCGAGTAATTTCAGCTACCGCTTTGTAGCTATCGTCTAGGCTGCGTACTTCAGTATGGTCAACTTTTACTTCTGGAACAACTTCTTCCTTTGCAGGTTTTGATTCTTCCAAATTAAAAAGCTCTTCTAATTTTTTAGTCATACTTTACTTATTTCCGTTTGGAGCCTTGGTGAAAAATATCACCTTCGTTTACGATTCTAAATCGAATACCTTGTTGTTTGCACCATGCTTGTGCAGCTTCCCATTTTGCCATATTCTTAACATACTGTTGTTGATTGTATTGACTCTTTCCTACATTTTCCAACCGTGTTTGACTCAATGGTTTTACTTCAATGACCTCTGCATGTTTTTTACCGTTCTTGTCTACGTATACAATAAAAAAATCAGGAACATATATTGTATATTTTCCTGTTAATGGATCTCTGTATGGAATCTGTATGCTTTCACTAGCCCAGCTCTGTACACCCTGATGTTCGTCTAACATCTTCATGAAAATAAACTCCCAACTGCTACGAGCCAGTGGTTGTTTCTTTCCTACATATTTGTCGGCATTCTTAACTTCGAAACGCCCTTGTGCAAATTTAGCCATTATGCAAAAATATTTCTAGTTTGATTTAGTTTTTCAAATATATCAACTCGATAGCCTAATGTGCTGGTAGATGATCTGTTATTGTTAAGTATTTCAGCAACAACGGCACTAATTTGAACTCCGTTGAATGTTTTTAATGTGTCAATGATTTTAAAAACAGGAGTACCGTCAACTTTTGCTTGTTTTAATAATACTTGAGCAGTTAGTGTTGCGGCATCGTCATCAAACCCTCTGCTTTGAAAAAAAGCAATTGCCGCAGTTACTTCATTGGCACTAAATTCTAAAGGCTGCTGACCATATTGATCAAAAAATAATTTTGTGCCGGCTGCACTATCTTGTTTTACTGGTATTGGTAAACTAGGCATTATAAAAATTCTCCAAGGTCTTGGACGGGAGGTACTATTGATCGTTGTGTGGCTGGAGTATTGTCGATATTTCCAGAATTTTTAGGCAATACTAATCCTACTATTCCGCCAACACTACCTATAATTCCACTAATCGCTGCCGGACTACTTAAAACATTAATAGCTTCGTTCCGTAAACTTGCACCAGATAGTTTTCCAATATTCTTTGCGGTGTTCACTGCTTTTATGGCTGTCCCTAAAAATCCACCCACACTGCCAAATGCTGATCCGCCTGCAACGTCCCCGAATATACCTTCTAAACCATCTAGTACTCCGCCTTCACCTAATAGATTTCCTACGCCGCCACCTGCTACAGTCAACGGGCTAGGTACATTATCATAATAAAGATTGGCAAAGCCTTTGGGTGTGTCACGTGAAACATTTCCAGAACCGTAAACAACCGATTCGTATTCTATATTCATTGACATCTCATTAAACTCATTTGCCGAATAACCAGCATCACCGTGCTGCCAACTTGTTATTTTTGGATTGATTAGTTTATAACTTAAAAAACGTCTTCGACTCATAGTAAATATGGTAATAGAGTCAAAGAAGTCTACTGTTTTTCCTTGTCTGTCTAGGCTGTATCTAAAACCTTCAAATGCTGTTCCTGATGCCTGTAGGTTAGTTTTTGAAAATGCAGCTTCTGGATTATGTCGATCCTGTACATATGATCCCATATACAATGCCCATAACGCATTTATAACGCCAGCGGTATCGTCATGAAATTTCATGCTGATGCCTTCATAACTGAAGTTTTTATAAATTATGTGTTTTCTATTGTATTGATTTTTAGTGACTGTTTCAAATTTATACTTGGGTAGATCTGTACTTTTTATCAAATAGCCAATTTCATCAGCATGAGTGTTTGTAAATGTTGCAGATGTTAACACGCTCTTGTTAATTTCAAATTTCACATAGAACATGAACTTGCTACGAGGCATCATCCTGTAGCCGTTTTCTACAAACAATCTGCTAGCATGGCGCCAGCTGGCTAGGCCACCTTTAGGTGTTAGTAGGCCGTCTCCGACACCACCAAGAAATCTTGTGAATACATTTGACATACAATTATTTAGTCGTAAAAAAACCTGGAGTTTAATCCAGGTTTTTTAATAGTTAAAACTATTAACCGCGACCAGTTACTGATTCGCCAATAGTTCTTCCAACCAGTGCTCCGATACCACGCTCTGGGCCTGTACCGTTTGCACCTGCAAACTGAACAGCATTATCACACTTGATGGTTAGTGCTATAGACATTGGTTCGTTTGTTCCGTAGTTAGCTTCACCGTAGTTTACTTCAGAAACAAAACAACCATAAATTTCCCATTTTTCAAGGATGTTTGGTTCCAATGTTCCGTTGCCACCATCTAACATTTCGATGTTCATTTGGAATTTATAATCAATACCAGAACGTGCAGAAGCCTGTTCCATGAAATCGTATTGTTTCTGGATCTGTTGTCCAACAATCTTTTGCACCTGTCCGTTAGCATCATCACGAAGATTCAATGTAAAATCGCCCCACGATGGTTTACCAGCAAGTTTGACCTTTGAGTTGTAGATCTCAATTGTCATTTCTTCAAAAGTTACTGTTGGTCTAGTAACGTCAGAAACTTGTTTTGTTAATTCTGTACTAGCTTCAACACCAAAACCTAGCAATAGCACCCTAAAGCGATATTTTAGTTTTGGCATCAGCAGCGCAGTGCCGCTGTTGCCGTTTGAAGTAGGAACCGAAATTCTATTTAAGGAAGTTAGTGCCATTTTTAAATTTCTCCTGTATTCTTAATACGCAATGGAATGTAAATAAATTCTACCGCTTTTACTGGCTCAATAGCAATATCTACCCATAGCTCGTTGCGATCGACTCTTGCATTTGTGTTATTAGACTCGTCGCAAACTACTGCGAAGTCATATAGAGCACGTAAGCCTACCAACTCGATCAATAGACTCTCAACAGCGCCTTTAATCTCGTCTCGTGTAATCTTGTCATTTGGTTCAAAGATATAAGGACGAGCAAGTTTAGTCAACTGACTACGTAGATATACTGTTAAACGTGCTACGTTAATACGATCTAATGCTGATGCATTTCTTGCACGAGTCTTTTGACCGTACGCAACTAGACCAACTCCAACAAAGAATGGAATTGGATTAACTTTTAGATCATACAATGTATCGCGTTGACCTTCGTTCAATGCCACTGACTGGAATTCACCAGTTGCTGCATCAATGTAGCCAACGCCTGTTGCATTGGTAATACCACCACGTCTTGTACCTGCTGGTGCAAACCATGGATAGCTAACTTGGTCGCTTAGAGCGATTGTACGCAACATCATGTGTGTTGCTGGAACAACTGCGTTAGCACCGCCCAAGTCTGTGGTAAATCCGTTTGGATACCAAACTGCTGAATACTCGTCATAGCTAACAATACCTGTATCACCGTTGTCTAGTGCTCCGTTAGCATTAGTGCCCCAAGCTGTTAGGCTTGTTGCATCCGATGGTAATCGTAATGGTGTATCACCTAGAACAAACGCTGTCATGCCGCGATCTAAGTTCAAGTTGATCAAGTTGCTGTATGCTTCTGGATATCCAGGGCAAGCAATTAGGTTAAAGTTTCTACGCTCTTCGTCACGGATTTCTGAACTTGTATCGATAACGCTCTTTAGTTTTTGTACAACTAGAGCACGTTGAGCTTTACGACCAAATGATCCTGAACCGTCTTCGTTATTTGGAGAAGCTGTAATCCAACGATCAGTTGCATAAGCACTTTGTCCGTCACCAATTACTGGACTATTGCCGGCATCGTTATAAAATGCTTCGTAGCGGACGTTCTTAGCTGCTGTATCGATGTAGCTGTTAGCATAACGTTTAACGTTGCCACCACTTCTACGTAGGTTCCATAACAACATACCTTTTGGATATAGTGCTGGATCTGGACAGTCAAAGTCTACATAGTTACTGCTTAACAAGTCTTTAATCGTTGCTGCTGTATTACCGGTTGCACCACTTGCACCATAACGTGCATCGGCAAATAGAACACCGTCTTCTGTAGTTTGATCTGTTTTGTCAACTAAAACCCATTCTAAATTTAATCCATCATAGCGATAGATAGTTGGAAAGTTTTCTAAATCTGCTGTACTAATCCAAAGATCGCCGTTGGCTAAATTACTGCCGCCACTTTGTTTTGTTGGCTCGCTGGCTGCAACAATAGGACCATTAACATCAGTTCCTGTATAAGGACTTGATGCATCTTTGTATCCAACCCAAATTTCGCCGTTGTGGACCATCATGTCAACTTGATCAAACGCTGGGTTATACCACAATTGACCATCTTGTGGTTCTGCCAACGGAGTGGATGCTGTAGCATTATAATCGTCGGCAGCTAACGGAATCCAGTTAGTTGCTACAAAAGTTTCTGTTGCTCCAGTACCTACTGCATATAAATTTTGTGTACCGTCACCTGTGTCGATATCATATGCTGCAAATACACTAGTAATTGGATTAAAGGTACCGTCTGTGAAGCGCATATCACCACCTTGTTTGTGATAAATTTGTACTTCGTTATCGGCAGTAACCGCAGCTTCAACATTTGTTAGTCCGGCTGCATTAATTTCAGTTGCTAGTGTTTCAGCATCAGTAGAATTTCCAAGAGCTGAGAAAGAAACAGTGACAGGAGCATATGCAGGAGTAGGCAATGCGCCATTTGATGTTCCTAATGTTACTCTACCTTTTAATGATTCTGCAATCGTAAACGTGTTTTGACCAACGCTAAATGTTCCGGAACCAATGACATCGGAAGTAATTACAGTATTTCCTGTAGTTGCTCTCTTCCATAGTCTAAAGGATGTAGTTTCTGGAGTAGCATCGATAGAAGAATTTTCAGTGCTATTACTTTGAACAAACAGGCTGTTTGCAGCGATTCCAACGCCTCCACCACTACGATCTAAGTAGTAAAGGGCTGCATGTGTGCTAGAATAGATAGGAGCTGAATATTCAACCCATGTCTTAGTTGCTGCATTCCAACGCTTGACAATCCAACGAGCACCATAGTTAGGCTCAGTTGTTTTGATCCATACAGAACCTGTAGGGCGTGGCTTAGTGTTTGTTGATTTCCACTCCGGAACACTTGTGTGTGGAGTTTGTTGCAATGCTGGACTGAAATAAGTACCAATTGCTAGACCTAACTCAGTTAGTGCTGTTGCAGAATTTGTACCACCACCTGCAATAATAATAGCATCTGAATTTGTTGAATCATCAGATGCTGATAAATTACCGCTATCAGAATGCAAATATAATCTGTTATTGCTTACGACTGCTTGAACACCGTCTACTGCTAATGTAATATTGTTAGCTAATGTTGTAAGATTTGAAACAACAGTTATCAGTGTGCCGTTAATATAAAAAGTATTAGAAGGTGTTAATGTGCCAACAGTAGTTGCTCCGCTGACTGTAGGATGGCTTTGTGCCCAGTCGTTGCTACCAACTTCTACCCAGGTGTCGCCGCCTAACAATGTAGTGTTTCTCTTGTAATAAATTACAACTGGCTCTTTAAACAAGCTAAATCCAGCTTCGCCGGTATTGCCGATAGTTTGTGCAACCACCGCATAATCACCAATGGAGCCTACTGAATCTTTTGGTTTCCGTGTGCCTGAATCAATTTTTACTGTATCGTCATCAGTTAATACCAATGGAGTTTTTACTGCAAACTTCTGGCCGCCTGTTGTGGTAGCTGCTGCGCCATTCCACTCTTGGATACCCCAGGATGTTGCTCTTGTATCAAACCACCATGCGCCATCTGCTGGCTCTGCTCCCGGGGCGGTTGTTTGACCTTCAAGTTCGTCTAGATTGACATCAGCACGAACAATGAATGCTGCGTTAGATACACCCAAGAAGCTATATGCTGCTAGTAAACCATATTCGTTTCTTTCGCCACCATGTATAGGGCTCGAAGACGCTGTCTTCTCAAAGAAAGGAACACCGTAAGTGTCAACAAGTTCTCGTTGACTAGTGATCTTAAATGCTTTGCCGGTGTTAGCCGGTGTTGTTCCTGCGGCAGTACCTGTACCTGCTGCATTAGATTTGTTTTCTGCGGTTGCAATTACAATAAGAGGAGTCGTACCAGGTTCTGCTGGTGTGTAAAAACTCTCATCAATTACTGTAACTTGTACGCCGGGTGATATTAGTGCCATTCCCTATTCTCCTGGTAATAGTTGCTCATATTATTTAGCGGTATCCGCTAAAATTGGTACGTTATACCTAGAAGAAAAGGGGTTGAAAAGGTGTAAATAGATATATGAGACCACTTTGTAGGTGCGGACAACGACCCCGTGCTGTTAATTATAAAAAGAATGACAAGATTTACTATCGTAGTCTATGTGAAATCTGCATGTCGCACGGAGTTAATCATGGAATACCCCGCTGGGCTAGAGCAGGGTATAGGATAAAATCACAATGTGATAAATGCGGTTTTAAATCAATGCATTCTGAAGTTTTTAGAGTATTTCACGTTGACGGTGATCTCAACAATTGTAGGCACAGCAATCTAAAAACTGTCTGTGTCAACTGTGCTACTGTGTTAGGCAAGGACGGAATAATGTGGCGGCAAGGGGATCTCGTCGCCGATTACTAGGCCTTTTGATCGATCATATAATTCATCAATAGATCCGTTGTTATCTATAATTCCATCAAATTTACAACCAATCCATGCCCACTCGCTGGCATGGATCTTTTTCATTTTCATAGAATTTAATCCAACGTTGTTGCCTTGATTTGCGCTAAGGGCGTCTTCATACCATGCGGGTAGATCACCTCGCTGCACCCAATAAATTTTTCCACCTGCTTTTTTAATAGCTTCAATTTCGTTAGGAAAACGACAATCACTAATTACCACATGATCTTTACTATTGCGTATTTTGTTTTCTAAACTGGCAATCCAGATATCATCATGAAATGCTTTACGGCAAACTTCTGTACCCCAATATTGTAATACCCATCTAGGAGTTAATGTAGGCATGTCTAATCGTTCAGCCCACCAAGTATCAACTTGCTCTCGCCATTCGCGAGCTTCTTTAGTGCGCCCTTCTAACATGGTTCTGTCCCAGCCGAATACATGGGCAACAGCATCTTTTAGTGTTGATGCAAAACTTTCTCTTCTAAATTCGTGGAAGTTAACTAGATAGTCAGCGACTGTGTCCTTGCCGCTGCCAATAAATCCGCATATTCCTATAATCATAAATGTCTCCTATTAGATACATTATACTATAGAAAGTTTATAAGGTCAAATAAATTTAACCAATTATGAATGTGTATCCGCTGCCACCTGATACTAGCGTTTCTAGTTCTTTAGTCAATCTTTCCAAATCAGCAGTTGCTTCTGATTTCATAGCAGCGCCGTTGAGACTGCTGCCGCCTCCGGGTCCTGCAATTTGAGCAAATTTTTCACGTGCCTGTCCAAGCATCATTTTACAGTTGGCCAATGTATAGTCTTTGATCCATTGCCCTGCATAGGTATCTTCAATGATGGCAAAGTCGGGCTTAGTATTATAAACCTGTATCATGATTTCTTCAAATCCACGGGGACGCTGTAAGATTGTTAGTTTTCGACTCTGTGGATGCCAATTAAAACCAATAAATGATCCAAACATTTTGCCTACTAGTTCCTGATACTGACTAAACAATTCATAGGTTAGTAGGCCGCCCATGTTTGTTGATGATAACAAATAGGTATTTGTATAGGCCAAGTTGAATGGTTCAAATACAGTGCCACCAGTACCATTGCCGGTTCTTGAGCCCACTGATCGTCTAAAAATCTGTCGTACCTGCTGAACTTCTTTTGGTAGAATATAGTCGTTTTGATTTTCTTGAAGTGTCAAAAACATATAGCTTTCTTCTACAGCATTATCTGAACGTTGGCGGAAAACGCCTAGACTGCGGGTTAGGGCAGTTTCGTAGTGTATAGGATCTAGTTCTA